AATCACCGCGGGGTCGCCCCCGGCCCGGGTCACGAGCCAGGAGACCATCCGGTCAACCTGCTGCACCTGGTCCTGAACTTCCCAGACGATCTCGTCGGTGGCGTTAATCACGTCTTCACCAGCTTTCTGCCGGGCATCCTCCCGTAACAGCTACATTGTTGCGCTTCGATCAGGCTCAAGGCGCTCAGGCGCACCAGCGGGAACGGCTTTCATGTCCCCACCAGGACGTGCGTGTCGTTGCCGTGCTCGTCCAGCCACGTGAACTCGCCCTTGGCAGATCTCCCACCGGCCGACGCCGGGCGTGTGGATGTGCGCGCCGCCGGCCGTCGTGCAGATGACCGCCTTCACGGCGGGAACCCCAGGTCCTTCATCGTCTCGGCCGCCTCGGGGAACTTCATGTGCAGCCCCTCCGGCAGGGACCGCCAGCCCGGGTAGGACTCCTCGTAGTCGTGGTCGAGCTGCTTCGCCGACCGCTCCAGTGCCGCCCCGAACTCCTCCTGCGTGAACGCGCCCTTCTTGACCAGCAGGCCCGTCACCGCTGACAGTTCGGCGCGCATCAGGATCGACAGCTCGCGGTGGTCGGCGACGGCCTTGTACCTGCCGTCGCCCGCCGTGGTCGTGCCGAGCTGCCAGGAGGCGAAGAACTTCCGCCACTTGGCCAGCTTCTCCAGCGCGGCGTGCACGCTCTTGTCGCTCACGCGGTTCCTTTCCGGGGAACGGTCAGGGCGCGCCCGGGCGGCGGCGTCAGGAGGGACTGCCGCCCGGGCGCGCCGGCTCAGGCCGCCGGGGGCGTCGCGGGCGGCACGAGGCCGCTCACGGAGCCGACCGCGGTGTCGAGGGACGCCTGGGTGGTCGCCAGCGACGCCACGGCTGCGTCCAGGGCGGTGGTGTCGACCGACGGGGGAAGCGCGCTCAGCGCCGCCTGGATCGCGGTCACGTCGGTGCCCAGCTGGGTGACCTGCGCCTGGACGTCGGTCATCGTCGCGTTGATCTGCGCGACCGCCGCGTCAATGTCTGCCTGCGTTGCCATGATTTTCTCCTGGTTGTCGATGATGCGGATGAGCATCTGGTGGATGGACTCAAGGGTGGCCGCCTCGGCCGGGTTGTGGTCCGGGCAGCCGTGGGTGAGGCGGCCGGGCAGGCAGATGCAGAAGCTCACGGGCCGCCCCCGGACCCGCCCGCCCTGCCTCGGTGCCCGTCTTGGGGGTCAAGGTCAATCACGGGGCATCACCCGCCTTTCCTCGTCTCGCTCGGACTGGGCGAGCCTCCGCAGAAGCTCGTCGTTCTGGTCCATGAATGCGGCCACCTGCGCGCGGAACTCGGGGGCAACCTCTTCGGCGAAGTCGTGGCCGGCGTCATACCTGGCGAAGATCTCGCGCGGGTCCTCGTCGTCCTCGTAGAAGTCCCTGGCTTCCTCCGGGGTCACTGGCTCGCCCCCGGAAACCCAGCCACCTTGTGGTCTACGACCTTGACGAGCGTCAGCTCAACTTCGCCCGGCTCGGCGCGGTCCCGGGGATCGAACTGCCAGGAGAACCGGGCGCTGTCATGCTCGTACACGTTCACGGTGCTGTCGCCGAAGTGGACTGCCGCAACCCCCGGGAGGGCACCGATGTAGATGGCGGCGGGGAACTCCCGGGCCAGCGCGCGACCCAGCGGGCAGCGGGTACGGCTCCCGGGTACGCCGCTGTCGATGTCGCCCTGCGTGATCCCGATCCGGAGCATCCGGCCGCCATCCTCGCCTTCTCCTGCCGCGCTCACTGGCTGGCCCCCGGGACCCCGCCCGCCATCGGCATCCCCGGCGGAGGCTTCGGCGGCCCCGCGGCGGGCATCCGCATCCTCGGCGGCGGGGCGGTTGACGGGGGCGCGCTCCCGGCCTGCCTCGCCGCCGCCTGCTGCGCGATCGCCGTCCCCGCGTGCGCGAGCCCCTGCAACTGCCCCAGTCCCGCAGCTGCTTCCGGCGGCATTCCCGGCGGGGGGTTCCCGGCGAGCTGCTCCGCCCGCTGGGACGCGGTGGAGACCAGCGCGTCGTGGACCTGGTCCACGTCGAGCTGCAGGATGCTTGCCATGCGCTCCGTCAGGAGGTCGAAAACCGCTAGGGGCACATGCAGCACAGGGGCCGCACTGAGCTGCCCGAACATCGTCAGGAGCATCTGCACCTGCTCGTCTTGCAGCGGGCCGAACTTCGCCTGCGGGTACGAGGCGCCTGAGCCGAAGTTGAGCATAATCAGCGGCCGGATCACGTCGTAGCTGATCGACTCAGCTATTTCCTTGGCCACGCCCTGGCGGGATTTCAAGTAGAAATCGCTCTGGTCCTGCGACAGCGAGTACGCGCCCTTGCCGCCGGTAGACGCCGAGGCGAGGCCGAGGAATCCGGCGAGGACGCTGCTAATTGACCAGCTCTGGAGAAAAGCCAGCGCCGACTCGAAGAAATGGCCCGCGTCCCCTGCTGACGGGATCGCCTCGAATGCCTTCTGGCCGTCGATCGGGTGCACCAGGCCGACGACGCCGGAGCCGCGCAGCTGGGAGATGTCATCGGCGCGCTGGGTCGCTTCCGGCTGGTCATTCCCGTAGGCGACAAGCCGTTGCAATGCCATTCCCTCAAGAAAGGTCATCCAGAGGAAGAGGAGCTTCATCGACGTCTGATGACACCAGTAAGTGACCTCAACCTCACTCACTCCAGTGAGGGGCTCACGGAATTTTCCGTGCGTGTAAATGTACGAGCGGACCTTCGGAATGTCCACGTAACCAGGGACTTTTTGCTTCTGGCTCACCATCAGGTTGCCGCCGAATAGCCAAACTTGTTGTCTAAAACCATTCGGCTCGCCGGTCCTGTCATTATACCGGGCCTGGCAGGTCGCGGGGGGACGGTAGGCGATCTTACGGTAAATAATCTTGCCGTCACTATCACGCTGGCCCCAGGTCTTCTCGAAGAAAGCGCGTTTATACAATTGCGCAGAAGTTATCTGGCCAATCAATTCGGTAAACGGCGTTTTCATCCCACCGGAAGTGTCCGGGGTCAGGAGTACGCCGCGCGTGAAATCACACTCGCCGCTGTCACCCTTGCCTGGCTCGATGCTGAAATCGGCCTCACGGATAGGCAGGGTGAGAACTAGCTCAAGCGCGCTGGCGGTTCCGTTCCGGCCGAGCATCTGGCGGTAGTCCCTGGCACTGAATTCGCCGTAGTCGATGCCATTAAGAAGACATCCCCATCGCCATAAATAATACGCGAAGAGCCTTTGTCCCATATCGAATGAGGTCCCAAGCTCTGGGCCCATCAAAGCGCTCTTGCCGCCGCCGCTGCGGCTGCCCTTGGGAGCGAGATCGGGAAAGGAAATCACGTTGGCGTTTTTGGATGCCATCTGTTTGCACCACCCCCTCTCCTGACAGGGCGCGCGGGGGCGCCATCTGGCCATGTTGCACGTGCTGCTGCACGAGGCGTATGCACGTGCACGAGCCCCACGATACAGCCGGGACGGGTGGCGGGCATAGCTGAGGGCCGGGGCACGTTCACCCCGGCCCTCATGCCGGCTACTGGGCAGCCTGCCGCCCTAAGGCGGCGACGCCGTGCACCCTGAGGTCTGCCGGCACGAGCCGGTAGACACCAGCTAGGGCAGTGACGACCTCATCTACGGTCAGGATGGCGGGAACGCTGAACCACTCGCAGATTCGACTCAGCTTCTGCTCAAAGGCGTGCGGCCACCGGAACGCGAGCGTGGCCTGCATCCACGCCTCCGTGCGGGTGTCGCCGGGCTGCTTCCAGATACAGCGGCTGCCCCCGATGTCCCAGTCCCGTCTCTTCGCCCGGCCGCGGGCCGCAGATACGAAGACTGAGTTGGCCGTGCTAGTCGAGAAGCCGATCTTGAGGATGCGGGGGGACGGGAACCAGACGGCGTAGACAGACGAGCCATCGCTATGCGCGGCGTGCTCAAGGCGCGCATGCTCGTTACGGCACGGGAGGCGGGAGCATACGCCCAGCACAGATGTGGTTGGCCGACCGCACGAGGTGCAGGGCTTAGTCGGGTGCCTCTTCTTCTTGTGCTCCGTCGACACCGAGAGGCAC